ACAGAGATGATTTAGCTACTGCTGCTAATGAGATTGTGCGTAAGTGGTATGGGTGGACTCCATTGTTGCATGCTCAAGACATTGAAATTGATACGGTGTTTGAAGCCCCGGAAAAAGAAAGTGAATAAAAATGGGAAAAATGAAAGAAGTAAAAATGAATGACAGCCTATTGTTGGAACACATTAGTTCACATGTGGAAAGTATTGAACAGCTAGTTTTGTTGGCTCGTAAGCAAGCAGAACTAGTAGACGACCAAGCCAGTTGGAACATCTTTGAGGCGCTGAACGACGCTTATCTTAAGGTGTTGGCTGCTGGTATTAGTGCGCGTAAACGTTGTGTGTTGGAAGGAATGAATGAATAAACAGGAAGCTGACAAGCTCGTAGCAAAATGCAAGATGTTGTGGGGTAATCCTTTTAAGATTACTTCTTCAACGGCGCTTGATTGGGCGCAAGCAGCCCATATGGTAAGCTACGAAAATATGAATAAAGCGTTAGATTCTTTTGCTGAAGCTGGAGATAAGTTTCCACCTTCGCTGGCAGAGCTAATCTCTCGCGCTAGGTCATTTAATTCTGGACCGTCATGGTTAAATCCAGACCGGATGCCTAATGTTTGCAACTGGTGTGGTGGACCGTTCTGGTCAGGTGCGGCAGGAGAGCGCACTCTTAAAGCTCACATGCCAATTTGCCCGACTATGAGCAACGATTTGGTACTTGATGTGCCAGATGACCTTCCGCAATACTCAGATAAGAATAGTCCGATAGTTCCAATGCCCGCTCATGTGAAGGCTGACCTTAGAAAGTTGATTAAAAATGGGTGATTACAACGAAGATGCGTTTGAAGCAGGTATCCTTATCGGGGTAGATAAATCAAACGGCAAAGTTCACATGCTTCTGAATAATCAAATGGAAGATGATTTTACCCAAGAAGAAATGCGCGCAATGTACCAGTTTGTGATTGATACAGCGTTTGAGATTGCCCCTATGGTTACACCGAATGATGTTTCCAGCATTGATTATATGGCTGGTCCGTTCGGTAGTTAGTCGAGCAAAGCTGCCCATGTTTTAGGGCCGCAAACGCCATCGGCCATCAAACCTTCATCTTTTTGGAACTGTTTGACAGCGAGGTCCGACAAACGACCAAAGTTTCCGTCGGCACCAGACCGGGATGAGGGACGAGAGGTCAACTGGTAGCCCTGTTGTTCAAGTAGGCCCTGCATTGCTTTGACAACGATGCCTTTGTCGCCTTTGCGGACAGTGGTCTTGGCGCAGTCAGCAAGAAACGCCGCGATAGCTTTGAGGTCAACTCGACCAGAGTTTACGGCCTTTGCTGGTTCGTCCAGTTTAGGAGCAGGAAACCATTCAAGTTTACCGTTAACTACTTTGCAGGGCTGATGGTGCCACCATTCTGATGCGACGGTTTTGACGATGCCATATTCAGCAGCAATAGCGTTAATGTCACTGGTAGAAAGCGACTTGTCAATGCGTCGGAAATCTACAGCATAACCATATCCCTCAAAAGCGGGTTGGCTCATGTGGTAACTGCCCTGAAAGCCAGACGTTAAACGCCGGTCAGGGTTAGCTGCAAGATTGAAGCCACGTCGTTTTGCCCGGTAGCCGTCATACAAATACTTCTGTTGAGCGTAAGTACGGGTGCCTGACACAACTCGTACTCGCGTTCCACGAGCTAGGTTCGTAATGCGAGGGTCGTCGAAGAACGCTTCTAGCCTTGCCCGGAAGCGTGGGTGTAGGCCGTCAACGTTTACGCTGGCGCTCGTTGTAGGAATCATTTGTTGATATCTACCATGCTAGCCGAAGCATCACCGATAGGCCCACGGGCCGCAGCAACACACTTGGCAAACATGAGGACACCAGCAACGATTGATGCTTTTACAGAGTCAAACGCAGCAATGTCCACTACGCCAGAGCCGTTAGAACCAAGCAAAGAAACTAGGCTCGCAGCAGCGGCGGTGAGTGAACGTTCAACAGAGTCTTTAAGAAATACTTTTGTAAACATACGAAGCATTCTAATCTTCAATGTCAGGTTTGTCCACGATTACGCCAATAATATGGGTGATTAAAGACGCAGCGCTAATCCAAACCCCCCACTTTAAAGTGTCGCCAGACATGGTGATGAGTACTAGCCCGACGCCGCCGAGTGTCCACGCCAATGTTGACACTTCATTTAATACTTTACGAACCATAGTTTTTTCTCCGCATCCCGCCGACGACAGCAGGCGATGATGTCACAACAGCAGAAACAGCAATCACCGTACGTCGTTTTTCTACAGTAATAGTAGACCCAGAAGGAACGTACTGTTCAGTCCCTCCGGCGAACACGTTTATTTCTTGTTCAAACGCTTCTTTAACTTCGTCTGAAGCATTGTTAATAACTTCAACTATTTCGTTTAATGCTTCTTGTGTTGGGTCAGTGTCATTGAACAAAGATTTGATGTCGTCAACTGTTGGTTCGTCCGGCAGCAGAGTCGTGGTTGTAGTGGTGGATGACGTAGTTGTCGGGGCGAGCGAAGTCGTTGTGGTAACTGTAGTGGTTGGGGCTGGAGGGGCCGACGTAGACGTAGGCGAAGGAATTGTTGTCGTGAGGGGCGGCGAGGTTGTCGTGGTAGGCGGCAATGTGGTCGTCGTAGTCGTCGAGGTCGTCGTTGTAGTGGTGGATGGCAATGCCTCCGTCGTCGTGGTCACCGGGACCGTAGTCGTCGTCGTAATCGTAGTCGTTGTTGTGGGTGCAATCGTAGTCGTTGTTGTAGTCGTCGTCGTAGTAGTAGATGTCGTTGTAGTTGTGGACGAGGTTGTGGAAGGCGGTGCATAACCTTCTTCTGACCAAGTAACTGTTCCTTCTCCTGAAGGGACTGAAAGTCCTGCTTGTTCTTGATAGGTACTGAATCGTAAAACATAATCTCCCGGTTCAAGCGTAAGATGCAGCTTCGCGCCGTAACAGTTTTGGACGTTGTGGTTGCTGTCGTCATCGTCAACGACGATAGCGCCGGTCGCGTCGAACAGGCGTAGCCACGGGTCTAAATGTTGGGTATGGTCGAAGTCGTCGCAGGTTACGTTGCTGTCGAACGTAACGTGCAATAGCGTTTCTGTTTCTAACGTAATGTTGTAGTCGTAATAAGTTTGTTCAGGTGTTAAAGAAATAGCTGTGAATGCTGCCGCTGTTGGCGCTAGCCATGCGGTAATATAGAAAATAACAAGCGTTAGTTTGCTAATTCGCCGCCATAAACCCATGAAAAGGATAGTAGCAGATGAGTAAAGCGAAACAGAAAGGGACTGTTGGCGAGAACGAAATCCTTCAGTTGCTAATTGATAACGGTTTTGCTGACGCGCATAGGACAGAAGCGTCGCGCGAGTCGCATGACATTTGGGCTGAACCATTTGTTGTAGAAGTTAAGTACCGCAAAACTTGGTCGTTGTTTGATTGGATTCCGAAACTTCGACGGGTTGCTGGCGATAAACCGTGGGCGTTGTTTGCTATTCATGGTGACCGCAGAACAGAAAAAGGTCGGGAAGTAGGTAGGGTAGCTATCCTTGACGCAGATTTTGCGGTTGACTTAATGGGTTATTACCGTGATACCATTGCACTCTATGGCAGCGGACCCCTCGACAATCATTCTAGGCATGTTAACGGCTTTAATGCTGCCGTGGATGGCGTGGGTCAGCAAGATTCTGATTAGTATTCAGGTCCGTTTAGCGCGTGGCGAAGAAAACTTTGAACGATTCAAAGATACGCTAGACGACCACGAAGCACGCATCCGTACGCTAGAAGCGTTCCACCGCTAAACGTACTCGGGCTTCTCGATACTTTCAGCGATACGGTGCCGGAACCACGACTGGCAGGTGTTGCACACAAAACGCCGGTACGTCATTGTTTTTGTAGAACGCAACCCGTTACTAATAACTTTGTCGCTGCCACATTTCGGGCAAGAGTTTGGACGCCCGTTGTACAACGCAGCGTTCGGATGAGAGTCAATCCACGGCAACAACTTGTCGTACAAATCTTCCGTCAACCGGACATCTTGCAGGTTGTACTTCTTCATCAACGCCCAAGCTTTATCGTCACCCATCATGCAATCACGCCACAAATCAAACCCGGTGTGCTGCACCTTGCCACCCAAACCAAGCGCTTCGGAAACATGCGTTAGTTTGTTAGACGGGAACCGGAACTTCTTACGGACTACCGCCAGCAAGTCAATGTCAACATGAGGGGCAGCAGGGCCAAGGTCGCCTAGCAGAAACTCTCGTTGCAAATGTTTCACGTCGAACGCTTTGCCGTTGTAATGGATTACAGCGTCAGCAGCAGACATCAGTTCGTGAGCTGCACCAACCATGTCATCGTGGCCGTCGTGATGGTCAGAGTAAAACATCACCTTCTTAGAGCCATGCCACTTAGCAGCAAAACAAATAACTGAACCAGTCTTTTCAATCTGGTTCAGTCCTACGTTCTGGTTCCACAATCCCCAAACGTAAGCAAGGTTAGGGGCCGTTTCAATATCTATGACAAGCTTGCGCATCGCGCCTCCTTGTAGGTCCCTTCTAGTTTAGGGCACCGTCAACAATTTTACAAGGATGGTGCCTTCCCACCAGTCAGCGTCATCAGATAAACGGTCTGCTTCAAACGATAGCTGGTCTACAACTACGTCGTCGATGCGGCTACCTTCTTTGTATTGCACCACTTGTTTAGTCACCATAAGGTCACGAATGTAATCGTATTCTGCTTGCGGGTCTTGCGTGGCGACAGCGCCAGCGCCGCGAGAAGTAACTACTCGTTTACGCATGACAATAGGAAGAACAATTTGGTCGATGCGTGTTGGGGCAGGGAAAGCTTGTATCTGCCATGATTCAAGAACGGGACCGGCAGTAAGCGTTGTTGCGTCACGATGCAATGTGATTTGCATATCGTATTTGCCTGACCGTGAGTACTGAACGTTTTGTCGCACACGGTTTTCTAACGTCAACGTAGACAAATCAATGCCGGTATCAAGCGTAAAGGTGACATCAATAGTTCCAGATACCGGAGTGGCAATGCCGTCGTATACAAGGTCAGTGTCGTCGTATGTGTAACCCGTTTCTTCATAATCGACACTTCCAGTAAGCGCTACTGTAGGCGAAGAACGTAATTCTACGTTGCGTAAAACTTTTTCAAACTGGCTATTCCAACGGATGCCGCCTGTTTTAATGTAACCAGATTCTACTTTGTTGCCAGATTCGGCAGGTCCTTGCACGCCGTTGTTTGCGTCAACAAAATAGATGTTGTTTTTAGCTCGGACAATTGAAGTTACATTGCCGGGACTAGCCCCTACAGATTTAAGGTCATTTGCGAACGCAGGGACCAACGAGTCGGTAAAAACTGAAAGGTCTGCACGCCCAGTAACGCCGCTTGCTGCACCGAACCAAACAAAACGGTCAGAATCAACAAGGCAATACACGGGGCCTACGTCTGCGACTAGCGGGCCGTAAGTAATTGCGCCTTGTTGCGTGTCCATCAGTGCAAGACGACCGCCACGGTTTGTTGCCATTGCCAATAGCCCGCCGTATGAAATAATTTCGTTAATAGATTCGCCGTGAGGCAAATCAGCGGTCTGTTGAGGCTGGTTTAGTAGCCCGTCAGTGTCTGCTTGGATAAAAAAAATGGTTCCGGTGCCGTTAATATTGGCAGCAGCAAGAAAACCGACAGGACCGGCTGCTACAGTTACCCAGTAGCCGTTATGGGGCAAATCATAATCAAGCGAATCGGTTACTTTGTTGCCGTTTGAAGCAAGTTCTTCGATATGGGCGCCGTACATGCTAATAAGACGGCCACCAATGACGTTTAGATGGTCTGCGTTAGAAGAACCAAGTGAAACGGGTTGAGTAGTTGCCCCCAAAGCTACTGATGCAATAGCCCGCGCGCCGCTATAAGCGATAAAAACGGTTTCTCCGTCTGAAGCTAAATCAACAATGGTTTCAGGAGAAGCTAATGCGGTTACTAGGGACCACGTTGGCGTTGTTTCGTCAAAGTTTGTGCTGAAATACAAGTCAGTTCCGTCAGCAACATACAAATAATCAGTACCGTTGTCGGAAGTAAACGAATGCAACAGAACATCTGTAAACGTTTCTGTACCGTTTTTACTTTCACAAATAGGCAAGAGCGAAACTTTGCCTTTAGTCCATACGTCTACGCCTTCAGATTGATAGAAGCGGCGACGGTCAGAATCTTCGTTGTCTAAAAACTCTTGATTAGAACCGTAAGACCAATCGGTTTGTGAACGCACCCACATTTGCGTATTGAGTTGCGATTCGCCAGCTTCAGTAGAGTTGTCTTGTTGGTCACGCAAAATAGGTACAGTACTGCGGTTGTACTGTACTGTTTCAATAAAATAAGACCTGCCGTCAAGCGTGACCGGCAAACGTTCAGGGTTATGGGCCATTAGCCAATGCCTTTATAAATTGAAGTTTGGGTTCGCCCTCCAGAACGGGTCCAAGTAGTCGGGTATTTGCCGTTCAAACGAGTGCATTCGGCGTTGATACGGTCCATTCGTAGCTGCCGCAAGTCTCGCATCGAAGCAGATATAGCTCCTGATACGACTTCTTCTGCTGCTCTTGAAGAACCTTGTTCGTCCAAGAACTCGCGTCGGATAGGACGAGTAGACATTAGACGCAATGCTGCGCCTAACGCTGGTAAATCGTATGCTTCAGCGTGCAGGCCCGTAGTAGACAACGCAGTAGTGCTGTCAACTAAAGAGTCAAAACCGGTTTTGTAAAGAATGCGTACTGTTTCTCCGGGCCACGCGTCAGAATGCAAGATAAGGCCGTAGCCGGAAGCAAACGATGAAATGTTGCGGTTGCGACGCAATGTGTACTCGGTGATTGCAGGTTCAGAAGCTTCAGAACCGGGGTCAGAGTAAGTTACTTGATAGATAGAAAGTACGTCATCGGTAACGCCTGTTAAATCGTAGCCGTCTTGAGCAGCATTAAACGTAACTTCAACGTTTTTGATTTGGAACAAGCCGTGTTGAGGCGACGACAAATCACGCAGTTCTTTGTTCAAAGCGTCAAGGATTTGGTACGCAGGAAACTTGGGATTAACGGTTACAAAATCGCCAGCAGAGTGCGAAGCGGCTTCTGAACCTTTGTAGCCCCGTGCTACGGTTGCAGCCCCAGCGCCTGTAACCGAAAATACATACATCAATTCGGTGCCAATCTCAATAGTTGCGCCGGGAACAACACCGGGCACTACCGCAGCAGGCAATCCGAAACTAATAGTAGTAGCTGAATCGTTAATGCTTGCGCCCAACGTAGCTAGTTCTTCAACGTAATCTGTCAACAACAAATCACGGGTATCGTCAATCCAATTTTGAGCAGTCATTCGCCTACCAC